ATCACCAACTGCCGCAAACACAAGCACAAGTCTTCTTCCAGATCCATCGGTAATACTGCCATCAGCTTCTGCACAACAGCAACAAGCTACTAATCCAGAAGTAATACTTACAAATCAAATAACATCACCGACTGGTGGGTTTGTTGGCCCAAATACTATACAACCGGCTTTTGACCCAATGGCGGGAACAGCAAGCTCAGTACCATTACCTTCTAAGCCTGTCGCAGATGATGAAGCAACAGTAAGTTCAACTAATGCACAAATAATAACAGCTGCCAGTGTACAAGACGGCGGCGGCCGAGAAACAATACAAACATTTGGTATTGGTGGTATATAATTAACATGAGAATATAATATATGGCATGGGACGTTTTTAAGCCAAGAGGCTCACAACAAGCAAGCAAACCAACAGCAGGTGGTGCAGTAGTTCGTTCGGCACCAATTCTTGGTATTGTAAAAGATAATATAGATCCTATCAAAGCCGGTAGATTGCAAGTATACATTAGCGACATAGGTGGTGATGATCCTGATAATAGTGATAGTTGGATTACAGTTGGTTACATGAGTCCGTTTTTTGGAGTAACACCGGCTCAGGGTGCAACCACTGGATTTGGAGATTACTTAAAGAATCCCGCATCGTATGGTATGTGGACTAGCCCTCCTGATATTGGAACTACCGTAATTTGTATTTTCATTAACGGTGACTCAAATTACGGTTATTACATTGGATGTGTGCCTGAAGCAGAATCATTGTATATGGTTCCTGCTATTGGAGGTGCTGAAAACATTGTAGCAAATCAAGGTGAAGCTAATAGTTATGGTGGTGCAACAAGATTGCCGGTATCTAATATCAATACAAATAACAAAGGTATTTCAGACTCAGCAGAATTCTTGAATCAACCTAGACCAGTACATAGTTATGTAGCATCAGTACTAAGCCAACAGGGATTGATCCGTGATCCAATTCGCGGGGTTATTGGATCTTCTTCACAACGAGAAAGTCCATCAAGAGTTGGTTATGGTGTTAGTACACCCGGCAGACCTATATATGAAGGTGGATACACTGATGAAACTTTATTAGATAATTTAACAGCTAATGATAGTAAACTCAAAGTAGTATCACGTAGGGCCGGCCATACATTTGTTATGGATGACGGTGATAGTATTGGACGAGACCAATTAATAAGATTGCGTTCAACTTTAGGGCATCAAATACTAATGAGCGATAGTGGACAGACACTGTTTATTATTCACGCTAACGGTCAAAGTTATATTGAGTTAGGCAAAGAAGGTACTATTGACATGTACGCTACTAACTCAGTTAACATCAGGACTCAAGGTGATCTTAACTTACATGCCGATAACAATGTCAATATACAAGCATTAAAAGAACTAAATCTTGCCGCAGAGACAGTTAATATTAGTTCTGACAAAGAAACTACAATGAAGGCAGGAACTAATTTTAGTCAGTATGCTCAGGGTAGATACACTGTAAAAGTAACCAATGGAATGAGCATGGCATCAGGTGGTGAAGCGTCTTATGCTAGTGATGGTGCAACATATATTAATGGATCTCGTATAAACTTGAACACAGGTTCTGCGTCTTTAGTTCCTCAAGACGTTCCTCAAATGCCAATCACCGTCCATACTGACACATTGTTTGATGCAACTAAAGGTTGGGCAGCGGCGCCAGGTAAATTATTAAGCATCGTGTCAAGGGCACCTGCGCATAGTCCGTGGTCAAGTGCAGGACAAGGGGTAGATGTAAAAGTTGATAGCAATGCAGAAACTGTATTACCTAGCAACCCCAATCCGGCAACAGCAGCCGCAAATAATGCAGTGACCGGCGTACTAGTACCAACAGTAAGTTCAGCAATTATATCAACGGTTCCTTCAGTAAATGCTATTAGTAGCTCATTAGACAAAAATGCAACATCAGCATTAGTAGCACAAGTATCAACTCTTGCTGCAACCGGCATTGCAAAAGATGCAGTTGCTGCAGGAATGGGTGTAGTAGATACAGTTCAGGGTAAAGTGGCATCAATTGGTCAAATGGCACAAACCCCGGCTCAATTAGAATCTGCTGGTATTCTTAAAGCGGGTTCGGCTGCATTAGTTAACTCATTAGTGCAAGGTGGAAAAACAGTAGAACAGGCAATGACTAATAACTTGTTTACCGGTAAAGCAGGAGCTGAAAATCTAACTAACTTTGTTAATAATACTCAAGCACAGGTAAATGCAGTAGTAACTAATTTGAGTCAAGCACAAACTGCATTGACAAATACAGGACTGATTACTGGTAAAGAATCAGGAACACAAATTGGTGGGTTATTGATGGCAGCATCAACATCCGGGGTGACTGCAACAGTAAACTTTGCACAAAATGCAGCAAATAATGTTTCTAGTAGCGTGACTGCTGCAACAGGAGCAGTGAATAATTTATTAGGGCCTGTACAAAACACATTGTCAGCAGGAAATCTTGCAACTAATGTAGCATCGACTGTAACAGGAGGATTAAGTTCTCTTGCAGGCGCAGTTGGCGGATTGGGTGTAGCAACAGTAGGGGGTATTAGTGGTTTGCTTAATTCAGCTAAAGGATTAGCAGGAGCTGCATTCTCTAAGATTACCGCAGGATTCCCTACTATTACCGCAGGCGTGCCACAGAACTTGAAAGATATTGTAACCCGAGCACAAACATTAACCGGCAACGCAGGCAACGCTGGTATAGGAGCTGTTGCGGGATTAACTTCAGGACTAAGCGCATTACCTGGAGCCGAAAAAGTAGTAGCGTCTATTGTCAATAATGCAAAAGGTGCATTGAATTCCGTTCCGGGTACAGGTGCAGTAACTGCGTTACTGACTAATCCGGGATCATTAATTGACAAACTTAAGAGTGGGGCAACTTCATTGTCAAATATTGCTGCAGGTGGATTACCTACAGCAGCATTAGCACAGCTAAACTCTGCAATAACATCATTGAGTTCAGGCGGCGCCGTGCCAATTGCACTTGCTAAGATTGGAATTAACACCAATGACAGAAGCGGATTAATAACACAGGTTCAAAATGCATTAGGTAATTCTAAAATACCTGTTCCTGCATATGCAGGAAATCCGGCAACGTTTGGAGTCACCGCAGCTACAACCGCATCTGAAAAATTAGTAGAAGATGCTAAAAAACGAACCGCGGCCACCAATGCAGTGACTGCGCAATTTGCTGTAGTAGATGCAGCTAGAATTGCATACTTTGAGGCTAAGGCAAACTTACCAGAGGGTGACCCAGAGAGAAACAGATTATTAGCTGCATGGGGAGCAGCATTAGACAAATCAAAAGAATTGATAAAGTACGCGGAATCACTATTTGCGTAATCAATAAATAAAGTAGAGGATAATCATGCCAACATATATCGGATTCAGTACAATTAATGCAAACAAGCCCAAATCTACTAACTTAACTACAGGGGTCGATGGTGGTACCGGTTCGGTTATCAGCCCGATTAATACTGGTAAAAAGTATAGACTCGTAGACGAACCATTAGTTATCCAAGATTTTGTAAATTCATTGAATATTCAACAGGGTCAAAAAGTTGGTAATCCGGGATATGGTACGACACTTTGGTCGTTTATTTTTGAACCCAATACGGCCGACGTACAGTTGCAATTACAGGATGAAATCAGACGAGTTGCCGGCCAAGATCCAAGAATGATACTAAATTCTGTCAAAGTCTATCCACAAGAACACGGCATTTTAATAGAACTAGAACTAGCCATAGCACCGTTTAACAATGCCCAAGCATTGAGTATTTTCTTCGACAGCAATACTAGTTCAGCCTATACCCAGTAATATCTTCTAAAGTGCGGTTTTTAAGTATGATAAATACTTAAAAGAGAACCTCACTATGGCAACTAGCTCACGACAATCAGCATTATTCGGCGTAAACGACTGGAAAGCAATATATCAAACTTTCCGTGAAGCCGATTTCCGTAGCTATGACTACGAAACTTTACGCAAGAGTTTTATTGATTATTTGCGTGTATACTATCCCGAAACATTCAATGATTATATTGAAAGTTCTGAATTCATTGCATTGTTGGACGTAATGGCCTTTATGGGTCAGGGTCTAGCTTTCCGTAGCGATTTGAATGCCCGTGAAAACTTCATCGATACGGCAGAACGTAGAGATAGTGTTGTTAAATTAGCTAACCTAGTCAGCTATACTCCTAAGCGCAACTTAGCAGGACAGGGCTTTATCAAAGTTGTTAATATCAAAACAACCGAGAATATTACAGATGTTAACGGTTTCAATTTGGGAAACCTTAATGTATTGTGGAATGACCCGGCTAACATTAATTGGTTAAACCAGTTCAATACTATCATCAATGCATCATTAATTAATACACAGCGTGTTGGTCGTCCGGGAAATAGTCAACAAATTTTAGGTGTTAAGACTGATGAATATGGTATTAATATTCCGTCAGGTAATCTTCCCATAGTACCGTTTAGTTCAACTGTCGACGGACAAACAATGAACTTTGAACTATGCAGTGTTACTAGTGTTGGTTCTGACAATGTATACGAAATACCACCTGCACCAACAGGTAAAATGAACATGCTCTATCGCAATGACAGTTTAGGTTACGGTAGCCCAAATACGGGATTCTTCTTTTACTTTAAGCAAGGATCACTGCAAAATTATACATTCAACCTGGCTCAGCAAATTGCTAACCAGATAATTGATATTGACATTCAAGGTATTAACAATACTGATACGTGGTTGTATCAATTAAACACTGATAATGGTGCAAGAACATTGTGGAAAGAAGTAGCTAACGTTTACGCTGATGCATATTTGCAAACAGAGGCTAGTGTTCGCAATATTTTTTCAGTTGTTTCACGATTCAACGACCAAGTCAGTTACACTTTTGGTGATGGAGTATTTTCTCAGATTCCAGTTGGAACATTCAGAGCATATGTTCGTGCAGGTAATGCATTGACATATACTATTGATCCTTCTGAAATGCAAGGATTGAGTGTAAATATTCCGTATATTAGTAGGGTAGGACGAACAGAAACACTTACATTAGGATTAGAATTACAAGTACCTATCTCAAATGCGCAAGCAAGAGAGACCATAGCAAATATTAAACAACGTGCCCCTGCCCGCTACTATACGCAAAATAGAATGGTTAATGGTGAAGATTATAACAATTTCCCATATACATTATACAGTTCAATTATAAAGAGCAAAGCTATTAACCGTAGTTCTATTGGTGTGTCTAAAAACTTAGACCTACTTGACCCTACGGGAAAATACTCTAGCACCAATTCATTTGCTAACGATGGTGCAGTTTATCAAAATAGTGATAACGGTAACATGTTATTGACAGTAAATAGTTCCGGCGACATTATCACATTCTTGACAGGTAATCTTGCAGTGGCATTAGCTACTAACAGCGCGACTCAATATTATATACAAAACTATCCTAGATATAATGTTAATTCAACTACCGGTGACGGCACAGTATATTGGCAGTTACAAACTACTAATGCAAATAGTGTTACTGGATATTTCTACAACATTGACGGCAGTGCTGATGTACCAATTGCAATTGGTACTTATTCTACTCATAATATGAAATATGTAACTGCCGGTGCAATGATTAAATTTATTGCTCCTAGTGGATATTACTTTGATGTCAACAATCGATTAATAGCAGGAATTGCATCACCAAGTGATGCTACTTTTATCTGGACCACTGTATTAAATGTATACGGTGACGGTTATAACAACGGCACTGGCGCACTAGCAAATAACATAGGACCGGTAACATTAAATGCGTTTGTACCTCAGGGCGCAATCATTACTACTGTAATCCCTACCTTCTTAAATGTACTACCTACAGCAGTTGTACAAGAGGCTACTACTAGGATGGAATTAGGTCAAGATTTTTCATTAATCTTTAATAATTCATTAACTATTAATCAACCAAGATGGACTATCGGCGAATATGATGCTACTAATTATTTTGTAAACTTCAATAGCATAGGTAACAATAGATACCAAGTATCATACCGATCATTAAAATACTACTTTGGTAGTGTAGCAGACACTAGATTCTATTTTGAAAGTGGTAAATTGGTTTATGATCCGTTTTCAGGTAAAGTACTACAAGACTTTGTAAAAGCATTAGCCTCTAACACACAGCCTAGTTCGAACTACCCATTAGCTAAACCCGTTACTATGAGCATTATTGGACAAACTGTAGAGTCAGACGGTTATGTAAATGATTTTGAAGTGGAAATAGCAAACATTGACGCTAATGATAAAACAGTAATTATCGATCCTGACTTTTTTACTACGTTAACTGGATATCAAACTGGTTCAACTAATGTAGGAATTTACACATTTTTTGAATTAATAGAAGATGCAGTAAATTTATCTAGATACCAATTAATACCCACATCTGATGTAGTGTACCAGTACAACAATAAAACTCAAATTGAAGTTGTTAAGTATGAGTATCCCGTTGGTCAATTATTCTATGCATATTCAGAAAATATATTTTATATGTCAGTGCAGGATAATACTGTAACTACAGCATTCTACAATTTGATAGAACAACCAAATTACAGTATGTCTCCTGGACGTCAAGGTCTATCATTCCAATATAGACATAATAGCAACAATACTACTAGGATAGATCCTGCAACTACAAACATTATTGATTTGTATTTGGTAACACAGGCATACTATACTTCTTATACTAATTGGTTGCAAGATACTACTAATACAGTTCCACTGCCATCTAGACCTACTATCAATGATTTGAATCAGGCATACAGTAATGTACAAAACTATAAAATGCTGAGTGATAGCGTCATTATGAACAGTGTGATATTCAAACCATTATTTGGCCCTAAAGCTGCAACTAATTTAAGAGCTACTATTAAAGTAATTAAAACTCCGCAAGCAAATGCAAGTGATAGTGAAATTCGTAGTGCGGTACTATCTACTATGAACTCTTATTTTGATATTAACAATTGGAATTTTGGAGACACATTCTACTTTAGTGAATTAAGCGCATATTTACACGATCAATTAGGCTCTCTAGTAAGTTCAGTCGTATTAGTACCCAACGACCCTACGATGTCATTTGGTGATTTGTATGAAATCAAATGCTCACCATACGAAATTTTTGTTAACGGGGCAACTGCAAACGATGTTGTAGTTATTGCGGCTTTAACACCCGCTGAATTACAGGTAAGATAAGTACTATATACCTTAGAGAGATAAGATGGCAACTAGAATAAGAACGCTGAATTTTTTACCAGAAGTATTTAGAACACCAACAAATACTCAATTTTTAAGTGCAACACTAGACCAGTTAGTTGGTCAGCCTAACACAGAAAAGATAGAGGGCTATATAGGTAGCAAGTTTGGTTACGGTGTTAATGCTAAAGACAAATATGTTGTAGAACCAACAAAAACTCGTACTGATTATCAATTAGATCCGGGTGTTGTTTTTACTAAAAAAGATTCTACTATTGCACAGGATTTTATTAGCTATCCTGGCATTATCGATGGTTTATCTACTCAAGGTGGATTGACTCAAAACAACAACCGTTTGTTTAATAGTCAATTTTATTCATGGGATAGTTTTACTGATTTAGATAAAATTATTAATTTTAACCAATACTATTGGTTACCTACAGGCCCCCAAGCCGTTGCCGTATCTACTGATACTGTATTCAATGCTACATCATACAATGTTACTAGTGAACCAAATGGCTATTTACTAACAGCAGAAGGTCAGGCTCAAGGTACTATAAACCCAACACTTACTTTGTTGCGCGGCGGAACATATACCTTCACTGTTAACCAAAATAGTCAATTTTGGATTCAGGGCGCGCCTGGCGTAACAGGCTACGATCCAGTACAACATAATGTACAAACACGTGATGTATACGGAGTTGAAAATAACGGATCAACTGTGGGTATCGTAACCTTTACTGTACCACAAAAAAATGCGCAAGACGAATATAATTTTTCGGGAAATAATTTAGTAAGTGTAGTAAGCACTGCACCGTTTGACCAAATTAACGGCAGACTGTTAAGTGAAATAAAAGACATCGATGGAATTACTGCACTTAATGGATTGACTGTAATGTTTTACGACACCGGTGTTGTAAATGAATACGGCTATATATCATCATTCTATGATACCACTCTATACGATCAAGATGGTGGCGTGCCTTATACTGACACTGATTTCCCCGGTAGCTCTATTTTCAATGATAATTTTGAAGGCGGATATTATTCTGACACTAGTGCAAATTTCTATTTGATTACTTACGTTGGTGACCCAGCTGACCCAACTATCAAGTTGACAGAATCAAGTTTGATCCCTACAAATCAAAAAATTACTGCACAGTACGGTACAGAATGGGTAGCTAGAAATTTTTATAGAAATACTCAGGGTACTATTAACTTAATTCCTTACCTAAGTGCTATCAAAGATGTATTATATTATCAAGACGGGACATCTAGTGATAAAGTTGGGCAGATTAGATTAATTGCTAGTAATACTACTGATAGAATTGATATATTAACTGATATCATAGGAAGAAAAACATATACTTCTCCTAACGGAGTAGTGTTTACTAATGGATTAAAAGTAATATTTGAAGGTAACATTTATCCTTCAAGTTATGGAGGCATAGAATATTATGTGCAGGGTGTAGGCACATCGATTGAATTAATACTAGTATCTGATTTAATTGCACCAGAAATTTTTACAGAAAGCGTATACGTTCCTTGGGACACTGTGCCATGGGACACGTCAGCATTCGATAGTTCATTGTACGTATCTACTACTCCGGACTATATTACAATTGCTAGAAATAGTATTGACAAAAATGCTTGGTCAAGAAGTAACCGCTGGTTCCACGTTGATGTTATCAATGCTACTGCGCAATATAACAATAACCCAAATTTAGTTAGCTTGTATGCGACACAAGCAAACAAAGCTAAACGACCTATCATTGAATTTTATCCTAATTTAAGATTATTTGATTCTGGTATAATTGGTAAGCCACCTGTTGATTTTGTAGACTTTAGGACAACTGATGCATTTACTTATGTCGCAGGACAAGAGAGTTATTATCCGGACGTAGAAGTGTACACCGCATACACTGCTTCAATTGTGGGTGTAACCGGTGGTACCTCAACTACTATTACTATACCCGCAAGTGATGTTTCTGGAACTTTTCAAGTTGGTCAATATGTAACTGATTCTACTAATTTGCTGCCTAATAGCACTCGAATAACTTCTATTACAGGTACAGCTACCCTAACGTTAGATTTATCTTGGTCAGGAGTAGCAACATTTGGTTCTACTAGTTCAGCATCACTTATTGCAAATGACACAAACAACGGTAGCTATGCATTATTTGATGGTGCAAGAATAATTTTTGCAGCCGACACGAATGCTGATGTTAAAAATAAAATATATGTTGCTAGATTTTCTTCTATAACTCCAGACGCAATACCAGTTATCACGTTGACTGTAGCTGATGACGGCGATGTAGTTATCGGGGAGCAAGTTGTTGCACTGCGAGGTTTTAATTATCAAGGTAAGGATGTATATTATCATGAAATTTATGATATTAATACAAACACCTATTCAATTGGTTGGGATTCTGCACAACAAAAACAAACATTAAATCAACCTCCATTATTTGATATTTTTGATAAAAATGGAATTAGTTTTGGTGATAGGTCAGTTTACACTAGTTCATCATTTATAGGTAATAAGTTATTTGCATATGGTATTGGTATTGGTACTAAAGATTCCGTATTGGGTTTTCCTCTAAAATATAGTTCTACTGTTAACGTAGGTGATATAAGTTTTGATGTATCATTAAATTTGGATGTGTTTAACTACGTTAATGGCAATAATCCAATAACACAAAAAGTTAATACTGGTTACGTCCACAATCATACTAGTACTGAAGCTTACGTCCGAGAACTTGGCTGGCAAACTGCGGTTGCCCCTAGCATACAATATCAATTATTTCAATTTGATTATATAGCTACTGCACCCACAAACATCTTTACATGTGATATTGCAAAAACAGATACTACTGCTAGTAAATGGCCTACCATTCAATTGTATGTTAACAATGTAATTCAACCTAACACATCATACACTACTACAACCAGTACTAGTTCTACTACAGTAATTTTTAATGTGCCTAATCCATTAGTTGATACTGTTATTCAAATTCAATTGTTAAGCGATCAAGTAAGCAATACTGCATACTATCAAATTCCAATTAACTTAAACAATAACCCGCTTAATGAAGATGTAACAACATTGAATGTAGGTGATATTCGTGGTCAATATCAAAGCATATTCTATAACTCACCTGATACAACCGGTGAAGTATTTGGATCAAATAATTATCGAGATTTAGGTAATTTAGTTCCATATGGTAACAGAATTATTCAAAACAGTGCATCACTTGTATTGCCGGGAACATTCATACGTCAACAAAATCACAACCTATTCAATGCATTACAATTCAACAGTGTTGAATATATTAATTTTAAGACATTGTTAATTGGCACAGTTGATGCAACACCATATGAAGTACATCAAACCCCTGCGTTTATGCTTGATGATGCATTGGATCAAATAACTTCATCAAAGACTGAGGGTAATAGTTTCTTTTGGAGTGATATGTTGCCGTCAAAAGCATCATACATTTCTAACTCATATTCATTTGCTAACTCATTGGATACTAGTATCTACCCATTAAGTCACGTTTATAATTTTGAAACTGCAAACTATAATGGTGTTCTTGTGTACCTGTCAAGACTCGTACAAGGTACCACCGTAGTTACTCAATTGATTAAAGGAGTTGATTACACAGTCAGTTCAACTAGCCCATCGTTGACTATTACATTAGACTTGTTGGCCAACGATCAAATTACAATTAACGAATATACACAAACATATGGTTCATATGTTCCTAACACACCTACTAAGTTAGGTTTATATCCATCGACTATTCCCGCTGTAGTGTTAGATACAGCATATGCTGAACCAACATATTTTATTGTTGGTCATGATGGGTCATATAATAAATTATACGGCGACTATATTGGTGGTAAGTTAATTGATTTTAGAGATCAAGTACTATACGAATTTGAAAAACGTATCTATAATAATTTGAAGTTGAGTAATGTTATTCCTGTACAGGAATATGAAGTAATACCGGGATTCTTTAGAGATACTGATTATAGTTACCAAGAGTTTTTAGCAATTTATTCAAGTGGTTTTTTGAACTGGGTTGGACAGAACCGTATTACTTATAAGACTCAATATTACAACCCTAACAATGAATATAGTTACAATTACAGTCAAAGTGGTAACAAACTAACACAAGAAGCATTTTTACAAGGTTACTGGAGAGGTATATATGAATACTTCTATGATACTAGTAATCCAGATACTATGCCTTGGGAGATGTTAGGATTTACTGACGAACCTACATGGTGGAAAACTCGATACGGTGCGGCACCGTATACTAGTGACAACTTGATATTATGGGGTGATTTATCCGCAGGTATTGACTGGAATAACGGCAACCCAATTGTTATAAAACAAGCAATTCGTCCGCAGTTATTAGAAGTCTTGCCGGTTGACAGTGATGGTAATCTAGTATCACCGTTTGTATCAGTAATGGGAGACTATAGCAATCAAAACTTCCGAGGTGATTGGAAAGTAGGAGATGTTGGACCAGCAGAATTCAGCTACCGTCGTAGTAGTTCATACCCATTTGACTTGATGCGTATACTTGCATTGACTAAACCAGCAGAGTTTTTTAACTTAGGCGTTGACGTTGACAATTACAAGTATAATGTTGAATTTAATCAATATTTGGTTAATGACAGAAGCCATTTAGTAATCAGTGATGTGGAGATATACGGCAATGGTATTGCTAAAACTAGTTATATCAACTGGATTGTTGACTTTGAAAAACAAGTTGGTGTTGATGCCACAACTAATATCACTACCTTACTAGACAACTTAGATGTAAGATTAGTATACCGACTTGCAGGATTTTCTGACAAGGATATGTTAAAATTCTATGTAGAAAAAGCTACAGCTAGCAGTGCCAATAGTTCACTGTTAATACCAGATGAAAGTTACAGTGTATTATTGTACGAGAATCAACCCTTCGACCAAATTATTTACAGTGGAGTAGTCGTACAGAGTACTACCAACGGTCATTATAAAATATTTGGTAACAGTCAAACTAGTGCATATTTCAAAACAGTTACCCCTAAAATTAACGGTAACTATGCTAACATAACAGTATATGGTCTTACGGTTCAGCTTGCCAACGACTATGATTATAATGAAGAAGTATTGGTGCCGTACGGTACTGAATTCTACACATTACAAGAAGTTAGTCAGTTCCTAGAAAACTACGGACGTTATTTAGAATCACAGGGTGTGTTGTTTGACCAAATCGAAACAGGACTTGAAGTATCTTGGAGACAAATGGTTTCCGAATTATTATACTGGGCGCAATCGGGTTGGGAAATTGGCAGTATCATAAACTTGAATCCTGCCGCAAACTTAATTTCTATCAATAAAGATAGTTACATCGTACAGCCATTAACCTTACAACAACAAAACTTTATATTGAATCAGAATATGTACCCGATTCAATCTGTTGATTTGTCAATTATCAGAGATGGTACTTTGTTTTCTGCACAACCATTGAATCAAGGTGACACAGTTGCGTATGGTCAATTCAATATTAGTAATTTTGAACATGGTATTGTTTTCAATAACGTAACATTGTTTGATGATATCATTTATAATTTAGTTACTGGCTTACGTCAAAATCGTATTACTGTTCGTGGCACAAAAACTGCTGAATGGAATGGTACTATTGATGCTCAAGGCTTTATATTAAATCAAGACAACATTATTGAATGGTCTAAAGAAGTCAAATATACTACTGGTTCTATAGTACTATATAAAAATAGATACTGGTCAGCTATTAAGATCATTCAAGCCAAAGAAGTATTTGATGAACGTGATTGGAAAGAAACTAGTTACAACGAAATTCAAAAAGGATTGTTACCTAACACCAGTACACGTTCATATGAAAGCACATTGTATTATGATGTAAACCAAGCTAACTTAGCTTATGACGCAGACTTATTAAGTTTTAGTTTGATTGGATATCGTCCAAGAGATTATCTTGCACTTGCCGACTTAACAGACATTACTCAAATTAATGTGTACAAAAACTTCATTAAGAACAAGGGAACTAAGAATGCATTAAGTGCATTTAAGGGAGCCAACTTATCTCAGGGTGGGATTGATTATGATGTATATGAAAATTGGGCCATCAAGACCGGTGAGTTTGGTGGAGTTCTAAATAATAATTTTGTTGAATTTAGATTGAATGAAACTGAATTGACAGGCAACCCTGCAATAGTTAGTTTGACTAATGGAACATATACTAGTGGTGCCCAACAAGAAATACCTTTGTACACATTATTTAATTATGGCCGTCCTATAACTAATCCTGATGTGTTGTCAACTATTCCTACATACACACCTTCTACATTGTATCCTGATGCAGGTTATGTAAGCTTTGATGACGTTAAAATTGCATCTTATTATTTCTCAGGAGTATCTGCTGCACCTACCCCACTTTCACGACTATATGCAAATGACTATGTATGGGTAGCAGCAATACAAGGGTCATGGCAAGTATTCACCCCAACAGTAATTTCAACTGTAATTCTTGCAACTAATAACTTGAATGGTACTGTTAGCCTTACTTTTGACACCCCGCATAATTTACTAAAATATGCAGCATTTGCTGTAGTTAGTTTTAGTACAGAAATTGATGGATATTATACAGTTGCTGAGGTAGTCAGTCCAAATATCATTAATATTGCATTAACATTAATTCCCTCAATAAGAACAATTACTGGATTAGGAATTGCGTTTAAGATGCAATCACAAAGAGTTGCTACACCAAGTGATATCAACAATTTACCTTTACTAAATTCTGAATTTGTAAAAAATAAAATATGGGTAGACGAGAACAATGATGGTAATTGGGCAGTATTTCGTAAGAGTATTAATTACAATTATGTTTCTGAGGTCATTAAAGATGGTTCACAAACATTTGGAAGTGCTGTAGCTCATACTAATAATTTAGGTTATTTAATTAGTGATGCTGATGTTGGTGAAGTATATCGCTATGTATATGATCCGTTATTAAAAGATTATAGAACATATGGTAATGCTTTAGTTGGTGCTGCCTCGTTTGGTACCACTATTGAGTATGCAGATGATATTTTTGTTATATCACAACCATTTGGTGCAACAGAAGCTGATAGAACAATTTCTATCTATCAATTGGTGATTACCCGTGACGTTAATGAGCTACAATTATTACAAACAATTATAGCTCCTTCTAGTGGGGTGACAAATTGGGGTTCAGCAATTGCTATTTCGGGAGATAAGAACTGGTTATATGTATCGGATACAGTGCATAATACAGTTTACGCATACCGTAAATCAGAAGTTACCGGATTGTATCAATATAGCACCACATTGAGTACTGGTACTTCGTCAGCCAATGATAACTTTGGATACTCGATATCTACCGATTATTACGGTACTACTGTATTGATTGGTGCACCTAATCAAAATTATGATGTTAATACAAATGACTGGGGCTATTCGTATGTATATGACCGATTGTATCAGAATCTCGAAGTACAATATACTAGCATTCAATACGTACCACAAATATTTAATTTAGCAGTATCGGTAACTACAATATCAACGCCTGTTACAGCTACTCAAGTAACTACTAATTTAATCACTTGTGGTAGCACTAGTGGATTTGTTGTAGGTATGCCGATAATGTTTACTGGTTCTGCATTTGGTGGCATTGCAGAAAATAAAGTATATTATATAAAAACAATAGCAGGTGGAACTACGTTTACTATATCAGCCACTAGAGGCGGAAGTGCAATAGTTCTAGTAAATGCATCAGGTACAATCACAGCCGCTGTTCAATCGACACCAATTTATGTTAGTGTTAATGGAACTAGTATAGCTGATAATAACTATGCAGTAGTTGGTACAAGATTATATGTAACTAGTTCATTGACTGCCGGTGATATTATTAGTGTTAGCACAAATAATTTTGTATGGGCCCAAACATTGACAACTGAAGCTGAACCTAAAATAGGTGTTCAGTTTGGTCATAGTAGCGACACTAATGCATATGCTACAGAATTGTTAGTAGGTGCACCGTTTGAAGTAAGTCAGCAAACTGGTGAAGGTGCTGTATATCGCTACACTAATGCAGCAGGTAAGTACGGCGCTATTACAGGAACAACTAACTGTAATATTACAGCACCTTTCACTATTTTAATTAACGGATATGCTGTTACATTACCAATTGGCTGGGCAGGCCCAGCGGCAACTGCAATTAATGAAGCAAACATTACAAATGTACAAGCAGCCGATTTAGATGGGTTATTGTCTATTCAGTTAATTGATGTTAATTTAGCAAATGCAAACGACAAATTAAATCTGTCAGTTTTTGCAAAAGCAGACTTAGCTCAAATGGGAATGACTATATTCACACAAACACAAGTCATTAATGATCCGCACACTCAAGGTACTACTCAGTTTGGTACTCAAGTTAAATTTAACGAATTTGGTTCGTTTGTAGCAACGGCTCCTACAGGAACTCGTTTTGCCGCAACTACCTTTGACTTTAGTGATGATGAAAATAATGATAACGATACGCTGTTTGACAACAACGGTACTCAGTGGGTAGACACATTTGCAAATGCAGGTTCAGCATATATGTTTGATTACTTACCAGTATACAATGAATCAATATCTAACACTGGTCAATTCACTTATGCTCAGAGTGTAAATGCTCGTAATGAATATTTTGGTCTTCAACCTTTATATGGAACTTCACTAGACTTTAATAATTCTTCTGTATTGATCGGTGCACCTAATTTTAATGATGGCATTTCATACGGACAAGTTATTGTTTATGACAACACAACTGGGGAACAAGATTGGTCTGTCTATAGAAGTTCAGCACCTATTGTTGATATATCACGTGTGCAAAACATTCAAATGTTTAGCGCAGAGACAAATGACACACTTGCTCACCTAGATTATATTGATCCATTGCAAGGTAAATTACTAGGTATCGTAAGTGAAAATCTTGATTATGTTTCAAACATAGATCCAGCGGGCTATAACTCTACTTCAAGTTATAATGGTAATACAGTTTGGGGACCGCAAAATCTTGGCCAATTATGGTTTGATACAAGCTCTACTAAATTTGTAAATTATCATCAGAATGATAATTCATACAATAGTAAATATTGGGGTAGGGTATTTCCAGGCAGCGATGTTGCAGTATACAGTTGGATATCAAGTAACGTTCCCCCATCTTCATATGCAGGAAGAGGCACTCCATACAATCCCGGAGCATATGCATTTCAATATGTAACAAGTGCAACCGGTGCGATTGTGCCCGTGTATTATTACTGGGTAAGAAATACTGGATTCATTTTCAATCAAAGAGGAAAAACATTAGCAGATATTACGCTACAAAATTATATCTTTAATCCTATTGTTACTGGCGTAAGTTTTTTTGCACCATTACTACCTAACACGTTTGCATTATATAATACAGGTGAATTTATCAATGCATTAGATTCGGTACTACATGTTGGATTCAGTACCGGTACTAGTGATGATGTATCACATAGTTTATATAGTTTGATTCGTGAAGACTTTGCAGATGACTTTTTACCGGGTTTACCAAATAACAATGTTGTAGAAATTCCAGAATCATTGTATAATAGAATGTTAGACAGTATGTGTGGTGTAGATGAAGGTGGCGCTAATGTACCTAACCCGTTCTTACCAAAACCAGTTCAGTCTGGTATATTAGCACGTCCAAGACAAAGTTTTTTTAGAAATCGTTTTGGTGCGTTAGAAAACTATTTAACATATGCTAATGAGGTATTGGCTCAGTTCCCTATAGTTGAACTTAGAAACTCACCGTTCTTAAAGTCAATTGGAGCTACGAATCCAACGACCGGCACACCATTCTATGATGTTGCTTCATATTGGAGCTATGTTAACTGGTGGGCAACAGGTTATAACAACAACACTAAATCTGCATTGCAAGTTCCTATATATGCAGACTTAGCGACTCTTGGAGTACCTGCAGGTACTATCGTTCGTGTTGCAACAAACGGACAGGGTACTGCTGAAACATATAGATACGACGGAGACTCTATTTGGACACGCATTGGATTAGACAATGGTACTATAGCGTTTAGTAGTGTACTATGGGATTATCCATCAGCAAGACTTGGTTTTGGTGATAACTTCTTTGATACTACACCGTTTGATGAATATCCATCAACTGAAACAAGATATATTGTTAGGGCATTGAACGAACAATTATATATTGATGATTTACAAATTTACAGAAATAAGAGTTTGATTCTTGTATTTGAATACATTCAATCTGAAACAATAGAGACACAGAATTATTTACCGTGGTTGAACAAAACATCATTTGTTGATGTAAGTCATACTATTCGTGAGTTATTGCCATATGAAGTATTCACGTCAGATAACCAAGCATTCTTAAGTGGATACGTAAATGAAGTTAAGCCTTATCACGTTGTCATTAAAGACTTCTTGTTTAAGTATACTAAAACTGATGTATTTGACGGTGACATCACTGACTTTGATTTACCTGCACAATATAATACCACTTACGAGCAATTCATAACTCCTGAACTAGTGTATGCTAATCCAAGTGGTAACAATCAATATTTGCCAAGTGACCCTATATGGCAAACAGCCCCTTATACTCAATGGTTTAATAACTATGGATTAGGTATCACTGGAGTAGACAACTATCCAATCACATTGTTGACTAGTTATATCACATTGATATCTCCGTCATTCACTGTTGACAATGCATACGGTTTCCCTATTAACGGAGTCGTTAATATTGGCGGTGAAGAAATTGCATACGCATCAGTTAACACTGCCACCGGAGTAATAAGTGGTTTAACTCGAGGAATAAACGGGACTGCTGCAACTTCACACATACCGGGTGAGCAAATATATATTAATTTACCTCCTGTATTATTGTTAGATGGCGGCAATGGTTACACGGAACCTCCAAAAATAACAGCGTATATTGATACTTCAATATATCCGGCACCAACTCGCCCTGCAGTATTGCAAGCAGTTATGTATTTGGATACTATTCTTAGTGTTGACGTAATTGATTCGGGTGCAGGGTATGCAGTTCTTCCTGAAATTGTTATAGACCCGTCAACTATTATTACATTTGATAATACAGCGGTTAATATAATAACAGATACAATTACGTTGGGTACTCAAGTACTACAAACTGCCGGATTGATTAGATACACAGTTGGCGCAGACACTACTCCAGTTGGAGGGTTAAGTGTTGGTTCTTACTACTACATTAATGTATTAGAAACTGTTCCTGTTACTGTAATTGCATTGTACACTAATTACGCCGATGCGATCAACGATACTCATAGGGTAAAATTGTTTACGACTGGAAACGGTACTACAAATAACCTAAGCTTAGGTGGCAAAGCAAGCTGTGTAACATCATCAGCGCCAATCAGAGAAAATCAAATATCGTTACGTTTCGACAGAACTAGCTATACTTCACAAGTAGTTGATTGGACTCCGGGATCATTTTACGGGGCGTTCTATGCGGGTGTATTCAATAATAGCACCGTTATTGCAAGTTCTGCTATTACGTTAGAACAAACTCAACCACTAATTAGTACTATTGCAGCAAGCGCACAAGGTACTGCATTTGAAATAATGGATGTTACAAATGATTCAAGCTTGACATGGTCTTCACGTACTAGAAATGTAATTGCTACTACCAGTGGTGTTAATGCAATCACGATTGAGCCATCTGATGGTGGGGCAGCACTTAGCAGTAATGTAGGACCTACTACTGGTTTCTATGTTGGTATGCCGGTCAAGTTTGTTGGAACAGTTATTGGTAACCTTGTTGAAAATACAACTTATTATGTTAAATCTATTATAGATTTATCAAACTTTACTATCTCAGCTACCATCACTGATGGTATTCCGGGTTCTGTATTTGCATTGACAACATCAATTGTTCCTACTGGAATATTGACTAATTATATTGGTGAGGTAGTTGACACAGCAGTGTTAACAATTAATTACCCTGATATACTTCAGGCAACTGCTACAGCAGCTATCACTAATTATATTACTACCCCGTTGACTATAACTGGTCAAGGGGGAACTACTGGTTTTTATGTAGGTTTACCAATAGCATTTACTGGTACTGAATTTGGTGGAATTGTTGTTAACAAGGCTTACTACGTAACCACTATTGTAGACAGTCAGACATTTACGATGTCTACTACAAATGATCCGTTAATATTAGATATCACTGCAACCTCTTCGTCAGGTAACTTAGTTACATGTAACAGTACATTAGGATTAAATGTTAATGATCCTATCATCTTTACTGGAACAACATTTGGTGGAATCATAGCAGGTCAAACTTATTATGTAAGTTCATATAATGGAGCAAACTTCACAATATCTACCTCACCTAATGGCGGTGATTACGGGCCATTGTCTGATGATACAGGTACATGTTCTGCTACAAGTCAAAAAGATACTGTTCAGTTAACAACTGCAACTGGCTCAATGACATTGACTGCAGGATTACCAGTAAGTCCAGGACAAATCAATGGTCAGGAATTCAATTTCTACATAACATCTAATCAATATTCAGGAGTAACTGGAACTACTAGCAATGGACTGACTCGTGTTGTCACTCAAGCAATAGTTACTGGTAATTATCTAACTATTTCTGATGATAGCGGTGGTTTAACAGATTTGTTTGTTGGTATGCCAATCACATTCCCTACAACATACGGAGGATTTGGAGATTATACTACAAACACGTACACTGTTTCTGATACCGGTATAATAACGGATACAGTAACCAATACATCATCTACTGGCAATCTATTGACATGCGGATCAACTTCAGGGTTCTATGTTGGTATGCCAGTAGTATTTGGTAACGAATCATTGGGCAATGCTCTACTGAATGTAACTTATTATGTAAAATCAATACCCGGTAGCACTACATTTACTATCTCACAAATACCAGGTGGCGCTACATTCGTTTTGGCAAATGATAATGGTAGTATGACAGTGACCGGTGAATCTTATATCAGATTGGATACAATAGTAACCGTTAACGAAACAAGTGAAATAACAATCAGTCAAACACCCACAGTACAAGCGGTGTTTGATGTTAGTTATATACTAGGTGGGTACAGAATAATTATCACTACTCCGGGAGAAGGTTATGCTATTGGTAATACAATAACTATTGCAGGTACTAGTGTAGGTGGTCTCTCTCCAAAGAATAATGTAACACTAACTGTAACAAGTGTAGATACTTCTGGTGGAATTACTACTGCGATTGTTTCGGGAACACCGTTCTCTCCAATAGAGCAATTCTACTTAAAAGTTATTAATGCTAATCAGTGTGAAGTTTATTACAATCAAGCACTAACATTACCGGTTAATGGAAATACTTTTGTATATTCGGGAGTTCGTTCTACTACTGCAACAATAGCTACTGCATCTAATGATAGATTCACTGTAACTAGTTCGGCTGATTTTTCTTTATATGATCCTGTAGTATTCACTGGGACAGTATTTGGTGGAGTTGTGTTAGGAGAAACTTATTATATCAAGTCAAAACCAACATCTACCACCGTAACAATTTCTGAAACAGTTGGTGGTGCAACATTTAATATTGCATCTAGCACAACCGGTTCTATGACAATGGCTAAGTCAGGTGATTATGCATTGTTACCAAATCCATTCTACTTTGACCAAAGTTTGGTCAAGTATAATAACAATGTATATCAATGTGTCGTTAGTAACAATGATCCAACATTCGTAATTGGTAAATGGGAATTGATGTCATCTGGTAGTAGAAAACTAAATGCACTAGACAGAATTGTGGGTTACTATCAACCAACTGTTAATATGCCAGGTCTAGACTTAACACAATTAGTAACTGGAATTACTTACCCTAATAGTACATACCTGGATAATGCATTTGCTCCGGCAAATGAGTTTGCATTAGATACTATCTTACAAGATCAAGTATTTTATCCTACTGGAATTAACAGTGCTGATATCATGTGGGACGGTACTCGTTACCTAGTCCCTGCTAATTCAGCAGACAAATCAATTTTATTATCTAGTACAGATGGTGTTAACTGGGCAATGCGTGATCTTGCTAATAACGTAGTATCAGTTACTTCTATTTTGGTTGTTGACGGAACACATATCATTACCACAAAGAACAATGCTACTCCAATCTATAGAAGTATAGACGGTGTTATATGGTCAGTGCTTGGTCAGAACAACACCGGCACTAGTGTTGAGTCAACACTATTGAATAGTGTGGCATACTTAAATGACGTATGGGTTGCAGTTGGAGAAAACATTGTAACTAGTACTAATACTGAAAATTGGGTGCAAACATATGAGTTCACTAACAATTTAACTAATACAATCAATGGAGTAACCGGAGCTAATACCCCTGGATTTGTAGGCTTTATTGCAGTGGGCGCGACCCAACAAATTATATCAGGTAATGCAGTAAATATTAATTTATTATTGATTAGTATTGACGGAGTAACTTGGACTAGCCCATCTTCTACACTTACATCATATGCAATGAATGCAGTAACTGCAACCGGCGACTTGATTGTGATTGTTGGAGATCACGGTACTATCTTTACTAGTACTAACGGATCTACATGGACACAACGCACATCTGGTACAACAGCTAACTTAAATGATGTTGTGGCCGGTGACTCATTGTATGTTCTAGTTGGCGATGCTGGATTGATAAAAACATCTACTAATGGTATTACATGGACTACTCGTTCATCAGGTACATCACAAAAATTAAACGGTGTCACATATGATGGTACATCATATGTTGTAGTCGGAGATAGTAATGTTATTATAACAAGTACAGATGGATCAACCTGGACTAGTACATCAATGTTTGATGTATTGCCTACAGTATACGATGTTCAAGGTGATGCATTTGAATCAGGCTACGGTCCTGAAGAATTGGTACCGGGTGTAGTAACTGATAATCTATCAATGATAGTGACTACACGTCCTGGTACAACTTGGGATGCCACAGTATATCAACATGTTGGTTATCAAGTAGTTTCATCTGAAATTACACCAACATCAGGGTCACAAACAGTTTATAGCTTTGCTAAACTAGTAGAGTATCCTATACAATTATCTGTATTTGTTATTGACGGTGAGACTGGCTTAAGCACTTCAATCTATACCAATGCTTACAGTGTTGATTGGATCAACAAAACTATAACATTGAACACACCGTTGGCATTTAGTCCTATAACAAATCGTCTAAGAATAGATGTATATGAAACAGGTAACGGCAATCAATTAGTTAAATCAGATTCATTATCTAATCCAGTTACTTTTAACAGTACTACTGGATTCAATGAGATTGAATTGAATTGCAACTATTCAGCATCTATATCCGCTGGTTCAGGGGTTGTTCGTCCCGGATCAGAGTCAAAAGAAGTTACTGCTACAAAAACAGAATCTTCATCAAATAGCATTACATGTGCATCAATTGATAAATTCACATTAGATAGCCCTATAACATTCCAGGGTGCTGTATTTGGTGGAATTCAATTAGACACCGTTTATTACGTTAAAACTATCAGTACTGCTTCAAACAAGATAACAGTATCAACTTCAATATCTTCTGGTATTGCAGGACCAACATTTATACTAAGTGATGATACTGGTACGATGCAAGCAGTCGTACAATCAGGTAATGGTCTAGTTTGGACTCCACCGGTAGTAAATCAAAATGGAATAAGATTAAACTTTGGTGTCATCAGCGAAATTACTCGCACCAATGGTAGCACGAATATTATCACATGTAATAGCACTGATTCAGTATCAGTGAATGATACAGTTACATTCAGTTCTACTGTATTTGGTGGAGTGATTCAACCATTAACAATCTATTATATTAAAGAAATTATTAGTGCAAATTCTTTCACTATATCAGAAACTTTGGGTGGAGCTACATTAGAATTGTCTGATGCTACTGGTGGCGCGTTGATGATAACTAATGACTATGCATTTACAATAAGTGCTAACGGTATCACTGCAACTATGGTTCTTTCTGCGGTATACGATTCATCAGTAGATGTGATCTCTTACACAATATTTGGTGAGACTGCACCGGAACAATATAGTTATACTCTACCGGAGACACAAGTATATACAGTAATTGGTACTGAAACACAATTTACCATTGACAATTTTGTTGGCGGCACTAACCCAACAAATGCAATTGTAGAATATAATGGTCGCCGTTTAGTAAATATATCGGATTACACTATAAATTCTACAAATAATACATTAAACTTGAACTTCTCTACTTCACCAGGATCTACTGTTGCAGTTACAAGCTTCAACTCTACTGAAAGACAGTACTTAAACACTGTATACGGTGGATTATATAATGGATCAATTGTAAATCAATTGACAGTTGGTTCTACTACGAATATTATTGGTACATACGATCAAGACACCCCAACAGCACAAAGTTTTGACCAAGATACTCCTAGTGTAGTTTTATTTGATGAGGACTTCAATTACTTGACACTATCATCTGGGTCAACATCAACGTTGAATATTAATGATGGTATTGAATTTGTTGCTCCAACAATTGGTGGAATTGTTGCAGGTCAGACATATTATGTAGCAAGCATATTAAATTCTACTGACTTTACTATATCGTTGACTGCTGGAGGAGAGGCAATTCAAGTAACTAATGATTCGGGCGCTATGGATTCATTCACTACGCCTCCTACTGTTGCTAATATAATTAATATCAATAACGTGATAGCTCCTCCATTAGCACAGCCTAAGGTCACTGCTACTGCATCCGGAACAAATCTTATTACTTGTGCAAGTACAGGTAATTTTGTTGTAAATCAATTAGTTATATTCAAGGCACCAATAGCTGATGCAGCAGGATTAGCAGTTGGTCATACATATCAAATCACTGATTTGGGAACAACTACGCAATCACAATGGAATACTATTGCAGGTACTTCTGGAGTAGTATATGCAGTGGGTGATATTATACTAGTAGCAGCAGCCGGTACTGGGACAGGATCAGCACTATTGACTAGCTTTGGTGGGATTAACTTGTTGGGCGAATACTATTACATAGCTTCAATTAATGGTATCACTACATTTACTATCAAGGATATAAATGGAACAACGGTAGCATTATCTAATGATACCGGTTTAATTGAAGCATTTGTTGGTGGCAACCCTGCAATTTCGATAACAACCGGCATACCAAATAACTTGGTAGAAAATGATCTTGTTAGAATCGATGGCGTATCCGGTTCAACACAATTGAACAACAATACTTACTATGCTAAGATTGTATCACCCACACAGATTTTATTATATGAGACTCCATATGATCCTGCATACGGTGCATTAAATTATCCTGTATTGAACGTGTTTACTTATACAGGTGGAGGATATGTTTGGTTAGATAAACTATTCACTTTAACTAATGCAACAGCTACGGCCACTATTACTGGATCTAATTTAATTGAAGTTAATAATAACAGTGAATTAGTACCGGGTACCCCTGTAATATTTACAGGAACTACATTTGGTGGAATTACTGCTGGACTGACTTACTATGTACGTCAAATAGTAGGAGATACTTATTTTACTGTATCTGAGACTCGCGGCGGTGATGAAGTATTATTATCAGACGATACCGGCCGCATGAATGTTACTGAATGGGAACAAATGAATGTTGATAGACTATGGGTAACTGTTAACGGTTATCGTGTACCATCTAGCTCATTGTATTTGAATCCAAATAACAATTTGAGTATTTTAACAACCATTGTTGGTGGAGACGTAATTACAATCACAAACATGATTCCTACAGCTACTCCTAACGAAATGGTTTATATTCAGAATGTTAACCAGACTAATGAAGCCTCTGTATACCGAGCAAATAGCCAAACTAGAACATGGTTGACTTATCCTTTGTATGATACTGCGACAGTAATTTACTTGAATGATGTTAGTAAAGTTACTCAATCTATTGTACAAGAGGTGACAACACCTGCAGAAGTTGATGGTGTTTACAGTATTGGGTTGACTGCTGATAAAAGACTTATTTCTCAAGTTATTGTCTACAACAATACAACTAGCAGCTATTTAGATTCTAGCAATTATTTTGTGCAAGTAATCGAATTATCACCGATACTACAAATTACTGCCGGAGTCTCAGCAGGAGATTCACTAACAATCACTACAATTGTTGGTAAATTAATTGTAATCAACGGTGAACAGATATACTTTAAGACAGTTAACTTAGAAAACAACACACTAAGTGGACTACAGCGCGGCGCGAATGGTACAGGAGAACAAACTTATATTCCAGAATATAGTGCGGTATATGGTGTATTGTCAAGTAATCGTTTAAGTCAACCAAATTACTATTTGACATGGAATTCCTATGTATACAACACGGTTGAGGGCGATCCTCTGCAAATTAGTGACACATATGCTGCTACTTTCTTAAATGATGACTTCGGTTGAAAGATAAATAAATATATGAATACTAATACGGATGAATCCAAGACAGAACCTAATAAGGTTCAGACTGAGAGTAAACCCAACGAACATGGTGGGTTTTACTTTTCTTCCCATTTAAGAATAACTGATCCAAATACTAATGAAGTTTTGGTTCAACAACGAGGCGATAACTAATGTCAGTAATAACACTATCATATAAAATAGAGGGTTTTCTCAAGATACATGACCCAAATAACGGGGAAATCTTTGTAGATAAGAAGAATGCCATCAACTATGAAAACATGTCGGTATCTATCGCTGACACACTAAGTAGTCGCGGTTACGGAGAAATCTATCAGATGGCTTTTGGAAACGGTGGCGCATCAGTAGATGAAACCGGAGTTATTACATATCTACCTCCAAACACAACAGGTCAAAATGCGGCACTATATAATCAAACCTACGCTAAAATCGTAGATGATACAAGTGTTTTTAACTTAGACCCAACCAGAAATAAGATGACTGTATCACATACTGCAGGTAAAGTATATACGGACATTTTAGTACAATGTTTGTTAGATTACGGTGAGCCCGCAGGTCAGGCCGCGTTTGATAACAGTACACAAACCGATTCTTCATACACCTTTGACGAATTGGGATTATTAGCAAATTATGGAACGGATGAGAACGGCAACGTACTCACTCGATTGCTTACTCACGTAATCTTTCATCCAGTACAAAAGAGCTTGAATAGGCAAATTCAAATAGACTATACAGTTAGAATTCAATCCCTGACTAACTTAGTGACAATTTAAGATAAATAACAGAATATCGGAGTTATAATAAAATGGCATATACGATTGTAAAAAGCAATGGAACAGTACTAACAACTATTGCTGACGGTACCGTCAATACAACAAGTACAACACTAGGTTTACCGGGTAGAAATTACGCCGGTTACGGAAATATTGTGGACACTAACTTTGTTCACATCATTGAGAATTTTGCATCTACTACACCACCTGCAAACCCATTACAGGGTCAATTGTGGTATAACACTAACACAGGCACATTGAATGTCTGTCCTGCAGACGGTACTTCAAATGCATTGCAATGGTTAACATTGACTTCTACTGCTAGCGGAGGAACAACTACATTTGGTAACGTTAGTGTCACTGGTAACTTACAAGCAAATAACATTACTGCATTGAATGCGTTTACAGGTGACACAATTACTGTTCGTTTAGCTACAGTAACTGCAAATGCTACAATTGCTAACGCTGCAATTACTACTGGTAATATTGGTACATTAAATTCAGCAGTTATTCGTGCAGGTAGTGCAAATACTACACCGGGTTCTATTGTTGGTACTTTTACAATTAACGGTGGTTTGTCAGGTAATGCACTTATTGTAACAAACGGTAACGTATATGCATCAGGTGTCAGAACAGATAACTACTACTATGCTAACGGTAACCCATTCAATCCAACTGGTACTTATACAAACGGTAACGTTTTTGATTATATGACTGGTTCTAATGCAATATCACAGTTTACAGGTAATATTGCTCCTACTAAAGTAACTACAACTGCAATTGCAGGTGGCGGAAATATTTCTGGTATCTGGACATTAGCAAGTGGTGCTAGATTAAATGCAACATACGCTGACTTGGCTGAAAGATTCCATGCTGATGCTGAGTATGCTCCGGGAACTGTCGTTGAAATGGGCGGAACTAATGAAATTACTGCGGTTCAGTATGAATTAAGTGAAGATGTGTTCGGTGTCGTATCTGACACTGCTGCTTACTTGATGAATGCAGGCGCAGGCAATGATAACACTCACCCTCCGGTAGCGGTTGGTGGTCGTGTTGCTGTTAAAGTAACAGGCAAAGTGAAAAAAGGACAACGATTGGTTAGTGCAGGCAACGGTATAGCTAGAGCAGCTAAGCCAGGGGAAGCAACAGCATTCAATACAATTGGACGTTCTTTGGTTAATAAAACAGACGATGGTGTAGGCACAGTCGAAGCTTTTGTTTCAATTAAATAAGGATAACCAATGAGTTACGCACAAAACGGTCTAATAGAAGCCGTAGACATTAATTCAACACTTGCAGGTGGTAATCCAGTAACGGCTGCAAACAAACTTAACACTGTTTGGGCTACCGGAGGCACTAACGCAGGTTATGGTCAAACAGCAATTGCAAACGTAGCGGTAGGAGCAACTGTTGCTGCAAGTACATGGGCGGCGCTAGTGTCTAATACGGCAAGTGCAGCATCACATCAGAGTTCTAGTATTACTTCAGTATCCGTACCGGTAGTCGGGGGCACAGTAACATATAATTCTGCTATCCCAACTAACTTAACAACAATCTATACTAATAGATTAAATGCAGTTTCTCAAAGTGGTACTACTGCAAATACTGCAACATATGGTAGTACATGGTCAGCTGCAATCACTTTCACTCACATAGTAACATTTGCATCAGGTGATGCTGCACGTTATTTCTTTAATGCGGGTGGTCAATTAGCAATCACTTGTGCTCACCCTACTGGTACTGGTATCAACTTGTTATTAAACAACTTGGCAAGTAATGTTGGTACTGTTGTGTTAAGTTCCCCTACATCGGGTACAGCAAGTATTGCTGGTACTTCATACAACGGTATCACTAGAGTTGGTGGAGGCGGTAACGCTCCTACTGTTAGCACTAACAGTGGTTATTTTAATTTGACGACATCAAACGCTAACGTATACTATCAAACTGCTAGTACAGGCCCTTCTGGTTATCTAAGTACAAACATTAATATGTTTATCAAATCGAACGGTACGCAGGGTTCTAATGGTGATGCAGGTAGTGTAATCACAATCTATACTGTTTGGGACGAAATTCCAAACGGCTTAACTGTATCTACTGGTTCTGCAACAACAGTGACTATACGCCCACCTGAGACTACTTACATTGCTAATTCATGGGGAACACCAACCGTAACCGGTACAGTGTCAGGTAGTTAATTTTTCACGACAGCTTGGTATCTATCTAAATACTTCTAGGAGTGTTTAATGGATACCAAAACCTTATTAAGCGAGGCTAAAGCCCGCTTTAATCACAATAGCGCAAAAGCGCAACTCAAAGACAAATATGACGGTAAATTTATTGTTGCCGAACAAGGGGGACTTTGGAAAGCAACACCTGAAGTGATTACCTTTCTAAATGCATTAGATGATAACTTTGTAATTTTGGTCGACAATTTTGATAACCCGGTACGAGTGAATCGTGAAAAATTATTAAATGTGTTAAAAGATACTTATCAAAAAGTTATGCTTGATTGGTATAAAGAATGGAAAGAACTAGAGTCTAAACGATGAGCAAAGGGGCAATACTATTTGCGTTCAACTCACCCAAGTTCAACTACTATGAAATGGCAGTTGCAACTGCTAAACGCATCAATCACTTTTTAGGATTACCTGTTACAATTGTGACAGATAACGATTCACTACCTAAAAATATTACATACAATTTTGATAACACCATAATAACTCAGCCTGATAAAAACAATATAAGAGAGCATCAAATTTGGATCAATAAAGGTAGATATCAAGCATATAAACTTAGTCCGTATGATGAAACGCTATTACTTGACACCGACTACATGGTTAATTCAGATAAACTATTACGCACGTTTGATATCTATGATGACTTTTGTTGCCATGACACTACTAGCTTTCTAATGCAACCCGGAGTAGCACAAGAAGTATTGAGTTCCTACAGTTTCAAAACATTATGGGCTACAGTAGTAACATTTAGAAAATCAAATAGAGCCGAGCAAATATTTGATTGTTTAGAAATGGTACAGAAGAACTATGACCACTATGCAAACATTCATAGTTTTGTAGGCGGAATCTTCAGAAATGACTATGCATTGACACTAGCATTGCGTATTGCTAACGGACATTCAGATAACAAACAAGATATTATTCCTTGGAACTTAGTTCATGTTGGGAAGAATACTAGTATCTATGGAAATAATAATGATGAACTGAACACTGAGTATACAGTTATGTACGACAACTGGCAACGTGGTAAAATTCGTAAAGAGTATATTACTATCAAAGATATGGACTTTCATGTGATGAATAAAGAAAACTTCATGGAGCTTATAGCATGACTAGAGGTTTTGTAATTATGGCACAAAACACGGAGAAAGTTGATTACGTTAAATGTGCAAAGGTTCTAGCACAAAGCATCAAACAAGTGATGCCAAATGCTAATGTCACAATAATTACAGACTTGCCTTATCCCAAACAAGAAGGTTATGCCAATGATTGGCAAGTATATTATGCTAGTCCATATGATGAGACAATTAAGCTAGAAGCTGACATGATTATTCCTCGCTCGATAGAACACTGGTGGGAGATTTTATCTGTGCAAGATGTTGTAGTATGTAGCACAATTAGAAACTTTAAGGGTGAAATTTCTGATGTTAGAGCTTACCGTAAATTCATTGACGAGAACAACTTACCTGATTGTTATAATGCAATTACATATTTTAAGAAATCAGAATTTGCAAAACAGTTCTTTGATATAGTTCGTAACGTTTTTGAAAATTGGGAAGAATATAAAGCTATCTTAAAATGTAACCCACAAGAGGAAGCAAGTACAGACTGGGTGTATGCCATCGCTTGTCATATACTAGGTAATGAAAAAACATCTATTCCTAATTTCAGTGAGTTTTCAATGACGCATATGAAACAGTTTATAAATGGTATGCCATCTGAAGATTGGGCAAACACCCTAGTGTGTGAATTTTTACCCGACTCTATTAGAGTAAACACGTATACCCAATCATATCCGTTTCACTATCATGTGAAAGAGTTTTCTGATACAATAGCTGAAGGATACCAATGGAAGACTATGTAATAGTTTGGGAAGCCCCTCCGGTAATTAAGCCCGAATTCAGATTATATTATGATGATAAGGGTAGGGTATTATTCTATACCTGCGAAAAACCCGAAGGTAATTACATTACTATTGATGCTACTACCTATGCAGAAGGTAGGCCTGATGTACGAGTAGTTGACGGTAAGTTGTCACGTAATTCTAATGGGGCAGTTGTTAGCAAATTAATTATCAGTGACGAAGGTATATCATGTGCAACAGAAGATATAAGCATTGTAGTAAGTGATGATTACGACGGTAAAAAAACTAAATGGAAATTAACAACTTATGAGTTATGAAGATATTATTGATGTAGTTGATTTAGATTGTATCTATCTCAGCTATGACGAACCACAAAAAGAAGAATTCTGGCTTAAAGTAAAGAACATGGTGCCGTGGGCAAAGCGTGTTGATAACGTTAAAGGTAGTGACGCCGCACACAAAGCTGCAGGTGAAGCAAGTGACACAGAACGTTTCATCTTAATTGACGGAGATAACATGCCAGAAGAAACCTTCTTCAACCTTCAATTAGACTTTACAGGCAAAGACGAAACATTTAGAAAAGCACAGTTTAGATGGAAAGCGATTAATAGTATCAACGGTCTACGCTACGGTAACGGTGGGATGAGTAGTTGGACAAAGACTTATGTGCGTGAAATGAAAACACACGAACACCAGACAGAAGGTGATGTTTCACGTATAGCCGATTTTTGCTTGGATAGTAAAGATAACTTGTACTGGGCCATGCATGATTGTTACAGTACAACTTATCCCAATTACACACCATTTCAAGCATGGCGCGCAGGATTTCGTGAAGGCGTAAAAATGAGTTTGAATCGTGGATCACGTCCTACAGTAGACGAATTCAAAGAAACAGTTGCAAGTCGTAACCTAAACAACTTGACTATTTGGCAGAACGTTGGCATGGATGTTGAGAATGGTGACTGGGCTATCATGGGAGCACGTATGGGGACTCATATGACAATGCTTACTGATTGGGATGTACATAACGTGCAGTGGTTTGATAACTATATTGAAATGTGGGAGAAAATTAAAGATGAAGACCCACTTGAACTATCAGAAGCATATGGTATTGAATTAAGCACTAAGCTAGGATTACCTATGTGTGCATTAAACAGTGAACAAAGTGCATTCTTTAAGCGTCACTATAATGCTGATAAGTATAACATTGGTCCATTAGTTAGAGAGATGGATGTAATAAGAAAGATTGAAGGTTGGTAAAAATATGTCAAATTACGATGATTATCAAAATCATTTGAACAATGTAAAAAATGAACTAGATAGCGTAAGCCCTAGTTTTTGTGTTGCTAAATGGAAACAAGTGACGATGCACTTGCAAAACGGGATGAACCATAGTTGTCATCATCCCAAAACTCATGTAGTTCCTATATCTGAAATTAAGTTCAATCCCACTGCACTACATAATAGCGAATTCAAAAAAGAACAGCGCAAATTAATGCTTGAGGGAAAACGACCAGCCGAATGTGATTACTGTTGGCGTGTAGAAGATAGTGGTCAAGGTAGCTTAAGTGATAGAATATACAAAAGTGCTGACCAATGGGCACAACCTTTTATAAAAGATATTCAAAGTAAGCCTTGGGATGATGACGTTGATCCTAGCTATGTGGAAGTAAGCTTTAGTAATGTTTGTAATTTCAAATGTAGCTATTGTGCTCCTCATATCAGCAGTCAATGGATGGAAGAAATTGAGAAGTATGGGGCATATCCAACATCTAATCATTTCAATAACCTAGATTGGATTAAGCAAGAAAATATGATGCCTATCCCTAATAGGGAAGAGAATCCATATGTTGATGCATTTTGGGCTTGGTGGCCTACTATGTATCAAAATCTACAACATTTTAGAATTACAGGTGGCGAACCATTACTAAGTAAAAACACATTCTTAGTATTGGATTATATTATTGAAAATCCTAACCCTAACTTAGAGGTTAGTATCAATACAAATATGAATCCTCCTGAAGAACTATTTGATAAGTTTATTGAAAAGATTAAAATTATCATTACTGAAAAGAAAGTTAAGAAATTCAAACTGTTCACTAGTGCAGAAGCACACGGTAAACAAAGCGAGTATATTCGTTTTGGTATGAATTATGACAAGTGGTTAAGCAATATTCATCGTGTATATAAAGAGATTCCAGAAATCGAATTCACTATTATGAGTACATATAATATACTCAGTTTAACAACTTATACACATTTTTTAGATGATATATTGGATATTAAGCGACAGTACGGTAAACACGATGATTTCCGTAATCCAATGTTATTAGATATCCCTTACTTGCGTTATCCTGACCATCAAGCTATATTCATTATGGAACCAGAAATGCTTCCAATGTTATACGACCAAGTAACTCATATGTATCGTAATTTAGAATATAAAAATTGGTATGGTACTGCTAATAGAGGTTTCTATGAACACGAAGCAGATAAGCTAAAAAGAATATATACTATGGTTAGCAATATGGAACCAAATCAATGGACTACTAACACCAATGAAACACGAAAAGACTTTGTTAAGTTTGTAGATGAACACGATAAAAGACGAGGAACTAATTTCTTAGAAACATTCCCTGAATTTGAAGGATTCTACAATAGAATTAAACAAACAATGTAAAACTTATGATTACGGCAACTTATGATAAAGCAATTGATCCAGTGACTGGGGTCATTTATCCAAGCATGTGTGATAAGAATTATTTGAATGGTCCTAATAAACGACCATCAAACTTTGATGAACACATGTTTCGTGTCACGCAGGAAAACGATAGTTATAGAACACACGTATTGGTACCATACGAGGACGTGCAGTATGTTCCATTGGATAGTGTTACTACAAAGTATTTTTATCTAGTTAATACCTTTAACGTTAATTTTTATGATGAAATGCGAGAGGTAGGTTTTTCGCACGTTGATAATAAAATTATAGAAGATGCAAATGCAGGAAACTGTAAAATTATCTTTATACAAGATGTTGAAGGTATGTCGGGTTTAGTCAACACACATCATGAGTATGAATTCAGAACCATACAAGAATGGTGTACTAAAGCTAATATTAATCCCAAAGCAGTACACTATATTTGTGGCAACTTAATAGCAGATAAAAGAGCACAAGAACAAGGTTGTACCTATCAAGTACATCCAATCACCACCCAGGAAACATGGAATAACATAAAAAGTTACCCACTTGGAGTCACAAGGTTTGAGCCAACCAAATCAAACTATCTATATTTGAATTACAACAGGCAAAGTAGATTTCATCGGGTTTGTATGCTATCTAAGTTAATAAAACACGAGTTATTTGATAAAGGTATGAATAGTTTTAATACAATGGGTCGTTCATTTAATCAATTTAGTTATAGACTTGACGATTTTGAACCGGGCTTATCTGTCTACGGACAGCAATTATTTGACCGTGCTCCTATTTTTGTAGACACTGATAATTCAGATATCACTAGCAGCGTAGGTGATTTATCTAACTATACTGACACCTTTATATCATTGATTTCAGAAACATTAACTGAACCTGGCACATTGTTCTGTAGTGAAAAGACTTGGCGATCAATTATAGTAGGTCATCCATTTATGATTCTAGGTAGCACTAATCAGTTGAAATACTTAAGGTCACAGGGTTTCAAAACTTTTGGTAATTGGATAGATGAAAGCTACGATGATTTTGATGACTTAGATAAAAAAATTAATATTATCTTATCTAATTTAGAACGCTTCAATAAAATGTCATTGGATGAATTGAAGAATATTCGTAATGAAATGGAATCAGTCTTGATTCATAATAAGAATCATATGAGAGAATATTCAGCAAAGAAATATTATTACGGAGAAAGATATTCGCACAAGAAGCCAGTTGAAATAATATTGTTTGATATTTGGAACCAATTTAATAATGGAGATATATGAAAAAAGTTGTAGTATGTGGTGCAGGTGGATTTATAGGAAGTCATTTAGTAACTGATTTGAAAAGTCGTGGGTGCTATGTCATTGGAGTTGACTTAAAGTATCCAAAATTTAGCCAAACGGATGCAGATGAGTTTATCATTGCTGATTTACGTGTGCATTCAAACGTTGACCATGTTATTAAAAGTGATGTTGATGAGATTTATCAATTGGCTGCAGATATGGGCGGTGCTGGATATATCTTTACAGGTGAGCACGATGCTGACATCATGCACAATAGCTGCCAGATCAACTTAAATGTATTAGACGTTATGAAGAAGAAAGGAATTAAGAAAGTCTTTTATTCTAGTAGTGCATGTATGTACCCAAGTCACAATCAAGAGGATCCTAACAATCCATTAATGAGTGAAGACAGTGCTTATCCTGCTAATCCAGATAGTGAGTACGGCTGGGAGAAGTTATTCAGTGAACGACTATATCTCACATACGCACGTAACTATAAAATAGATGTTCGTATTGCACGATTTCATAATATATTTGGTCCCAATGGTTCTTGGAACAACGGTAAAGAAAAAGCTCCGGCTGCATTGTGTCGCAAAATAGCAATGTGTGAAGATAAAGGTGTAGTAGAGATATGGGGCCCGGGCAACCAAACACGCAGTTTCTTATATATTGATGAGTGTATAGAAGGCATATACCGTATCATGGAAAGTAATTGTGTTGTGCCAGTAAACTTGGGTAGTACACGAATGATAAGTATAAATCAATTAGTATTTTTAATAGCTAAATTAGTAGGTAAAAATGTTTCGATTGAAAATGTTGATGGCCCTAGAGGTGTATTGGGTCGCAATAGTGATAACAGATTGATAAAAGAATTGATAGATTGGGTACCAGATGAAAATTTAGAAGACGGGCTACTAAAAACATATAATTGGATAAAACAACAGCTATGAAATTCCTAATGGCTAACGAGAATCTGTATGATGCAGTGTTACATCATGCAGCTACATTAGTAGGCATACTAAAATAGAATTTTTCAAAAATATAGAAATGTGGTATATAAATATGAGTGAAATAAATTTGAACTGGTTAGTCGAGAACTTTAAGGATAAAGAAATTGTAGTGTTTGATATTGGTGCTGCCGACTTACATGATACTATTAGAATCAAACAAGTATTACCAGACGCTAAATTCTATTCATTTGAATGTAATAAAGTGTGGGAAGCACGAAATAATATAACCGCAATGAATTACGGGATACATCATTTTCAATGCGCAGTAACTGATGTTGAGGGTGAAGATATATTTTATCCTAGTGATACATTACGAGGTGAACCGTGGCATTATTCTGGTAGCATGTGTCCGCCCGTAGAAACTTCTGATTTTGAATGGGGCGATTCTTATTCAGTTCGAACAATCAGATTGGATACATTTTGCGAAAGATTTAATGTGAGTCCTACTTTTATTCACATTGATGTACAAGGTGCCGAGTACAAAGTATTATCTTGCTTAGGAAAGTATAGACCCCTAGCTATTTGGGCAGAAATATGTGAGTTTGAAAATGTATATGAGACTGGTACTACTTATAATAAATTCAAAGATTTAATGACAGAACTAGGATATGTTTCGATGTGCAGGCATAACGGAGACGAATTATTTGTATTCCACTCGGTTCAACTTACAACCTATACTATGGAAAATAAAGATGAGTGATATACTGAAAAACTATGTTTGTACGAACCCATTTAAGTACTTAGATGTGCAGCCAAATAGCCAATGGATATGTTGTCCTAGTTGGGCTCCGACTAATATACGAGCAAATGAAAATGGTAATGAATACCCTATAAAATTTACTGATAATTTATTGAGTAATTGGGAAAGTGATGTTGCGCAAGATATTCGTAGATCCGTTATTGACGGTACTTACAATCATTGCGAACATAAAGTTTGTCCTAGTTTATCAGAATTAATCAATACTGGACGCAAACCTGACAATTTTATTACAAAAGAAGAATTTGAAAAAACAACAGAGATTTATTCAATAGAAGACCTACACAAATTTAATGGTAGACCAGAAGAAATATTGTTTGGATTCGACCGTAGTTGTAATCTAAGATGCCCTAGTTGTAGAGATAGATTAATACCAAATGACGAACTAGACAGTGAAGATTACAAACACAAAAAGTTTTTATTAGATCAGATAGAGACACATTTTTCTCAATCTGCAAAGAAGTTATTAATTACCGGCAGTGGCGATCCTTTTTATAGCAAGATTTACAGAGATTACTTGGTAAACTTTGACAGTAGCAAATATCCAAATTTAGAACAAATCCAAATCATTACCAATGGGGTGTTACTAAATCAAAAGATGTGGGAATCATTGCAATCTAAAAAGTTTATTAAAATAATAGAAATCAGTGTAGATGCAGGCACAAAAGATACTTATGAAAATATAACAAGACTCAACGGAGATTGGGATAGATTAATTGAAAATATAAAATATTTAAGTACCCAAAATTCAATTGACACTATGATATTTTCAATGGTAGTAAGTCAACTGAATTATAAAGAAATGCTACCATTTTATAATATACTTACTGAAATATTTAAGAACAGTAAAATACGACTGCGATTAAATTTTAGACAACATGTTTATTGGAGTTCAGGTAAATTGACAATCAACGAGGTTCGAGATATAAGTGTATTTGACAAAAATCATTCAGAATTTAATCAATTCATGGATGCACTATCACTGGTTAAAGACATGCCTTATGTTAATCATAACTTTCACCACTTACTAGATGATTGTTAAAAACTCTAGCACGATCAGGTTGACATAAGTATCTAAATGATAAGAGATGTATTCTATTACGGAAATAAACCCAATGCTCACCCACGTGAACGACATGCTGATTCATTAGATCAGGCAAGGTCAATGTCCACTACTGAGCATTTTTGGATTATTAATGCACAGTGTGATTATAAAGGATTTGACTGGGATTGGGACTTTGATTTCTTACCGGATGAAGATGTATGGTCGCAAGAACACAACAATGTGTGGCCTAGTAGTTATCAAAAAGACAGTGGCACTTGGTTATGTCCAACTCAACTAAGTGAAGTAATAGTCTATCGTAATGATGTAGATCCAGTACCGTTAAAGAATGAAATATCTAGCAACTGGGTAATAATTGAAAATATTGATAAAGATAAATTTGACTTTAGGTGGCACCCTGATCCAACCGACCCGCCGTACATCTATGTGTGGGGGACCAAATGGAACTCTCCTGAATTAGGTCCTGCATTAGAATATCATACTCCCGGATCCACTGAACGTAAATATATGCCAACATTTGTTTCGGTTGAACCACAGTGGGATCGATGGAAAATAAACTACCCCGTAGATGATGCTACCTTTGATTTTACTTGGAGACCGAATCCAAGAGAGCCAAATTTTATTTATAAATGGGGTTGTAAACATTTTCCTGTAGAGTTACAAGCATGTTTAGAATATCACATACCGGACGCGACTGATATCAAGTACATGCCAGAACTAGTAAAATTATTACCTCAAACAGAAAGATGGATTGAAGTACAGGCTGTTGATAAGTCTAAGTTTGATATGACATGGCGACCTGATCCACGTGAACCTGAATTGATTTATGTTTGGGGCAACAAATATATTGATGGAACAATACGTCCTACATTAGAATATCACATGCCCGGTGCAACAGATACCAAGTATATGAGTGAGCCAGTTCCTGTTCTCCCTGAATGGAATCGTTGGGAAATATTACATGAAGTAGATAAAGAATCTTTTGACTTTAGTTGGAGACCTGATCCAAGGGAACCTGACTATATTTATGTATTTGGTAACACTCAGTATCCGGGGACAATAATGCCAACCATTAGGTATCATTGTTTGAATGCCACTGTAGAAAAACACGTAACAGATATCGTAGCAAAATTAGCACAGCAGCCAGATTTGTTTGAGAACATAACTGATAATTTTGATTACAGTTGGAGACCTGACCCAACTAGCCCACCTTATGTCTATCAATTTGGTACATTACTAGATGAAAATGATGGCCCGCGCTATGTTGTGCCTGGCAACAATGGGGTAGTCGTTCACTTAGAACGTAAAGAGGTTGTGTTGGAAGAATTAATTTTCCCGCATTATTATATAAAAACCACATTGGAAGCCTTAATAGAAGAACATCCTAGTGAAATTTTCTGGGCATTGAACCCCGACTTAGATTATTCAAATTTTGATTTTAAGTGGGTGCCTGACAAAGATAACGTTTATCACGTTAACGCATTCGGCAGTAAAGATAACCAGAATACACAGACATATTTTGTTAACGGTAATATGTGGCAAAAAGGTTACAGAGATATCAATTATGTTGAGGATAAGATTATTGATGTTAGAACTAAAATTGATATGTTCTTTATCGATAGGGGAAATAGTGAATCTCATATACGATTTCAAGCATTATGTGAACGTTTCCCTAATATTGTTAAAACACGATACTTGAATAGTTGGGTAGATACAATTAATCGTTGTACCACTAAATCAACTACTAATCTATGCTGGATATTGAACAGTGAACTAGACTACACTGACTTTGAATTTGACTATTACCCTAGTCCATGGCAAATGAAGATGGTGCATGTATTTGGTACTCAATGGAGTCATTGGGGAACTACGTTTATGGTCAACAAAACTACTTTTCCTGAAGACACTAAGTATGTTAAAGTTATTGAGCATTTGAATGTACTTAATTTTGTTAAGCGTAAAACAGCAAAGGCTACCAATTGCCTATATGATATTGTTTACATAGATCACGGCAACTTGGTTGATGCTATTGAAAATAAATTGATTATCAAGTATGATGCTAGCTATTTGAAAACATTTAAGACAATGTTAAAGTCATTGCCAGTGCAAAAAGAACACTATGTTTGGGTATGTTCTAGTATATGTGACTATGATAATTTTGACTTTAGTTATATATGTGATCCATATGCAAAAGAACAATTACATGTATTTCCTAGCGATAAACAAAAGTTTGGTGACACATTCTTAATTGATGTGAACAAATTGCGTTCATTGATTGAAGATATGGATATGTTAGAAGATTATGTAAAGATCAACTACAATCAACATCAACGAGTAAAAAGATTAACTCCGCCTACAATTATAAGTGACGATACTCATTGTGATTCTGTACAACAAGAGTTTGATTTCCCTTATGCTATTTTTAAGACAATCGATAACAAGGACTTAACTGTAGTAGACAATGAACCAATGAGTCTATGGGCCCCTGATACTAAGAACATTATTGTTACTAGTACCGGCGGCTCACGTATCATTGTTCCAAAAGAAGCAAAGAAATTTATTGACGGTGAATTATACGATTATCCATATATTAGTCATTCTACTAACTTAGCGCAATCTCAGCCATTGGATATAGTCTTCCTAAGCAACGGTGAAACTGGTGCTGACGAGAACTACGAACACTTACTGAAAGTGACTAAGGGGTTGCGTAATAGAGTAGTTAGAGTTGATGGGGTGAATGGTCGTGTGGCAGCATATCATGCAGCAGCACTAGCAAGTAATACTCCCTGGATGTTCACTGTATTTGCTAAATTGAAAGTCAACAGTAAATTTGATTGGAGTTGGCAACCTGATAGATTACAAATACCTAAGCATTATATCTTTAATGCAACTAACCCAGTGAACAGATTAGAGTATGGTCACCAAGCAATGATTGCATATAATAAAAAGATTACGTTAGCTAACAGTGGTACTGGTCTTGACTTTACACTTGACAACGAACACGAAGTTGTAGACATTAATTCGGGTGTCGCGGTATACAATACAG